GTCTACTGTGCCACAGTTTCAAACATTTAAAGATTTAAATGTTACATTCAAGCCGCATCCAATTACTGGCGATTTAATTGTCAGTAAGGATGAGGCTGCTGTTAAACAGTCTATCGTTAATCTTTTGCTAACCAACAAAGGTGAGCGTTTATTTAATTCTCAGATCGGATCAGATATTTCTAGATTATTATTTGAACAATTAGATTATGGTGTAGCAGCACTGGTCCAATCTGAGATTAGAAACGTATTAAATGAATACGAACCTAGAATTAGGATAATATCATTAGAAGTTATTCCAAATTACGATGATAATGGATTTGATGTTGGAATGGAATTTGAGATTATAGGTAGAGACGATATTCCACTCAACGTAGAATTCTTTTTAGAGAGAACTCGATAAATGCCATACACCCAAGTAGCAAATTTAGATTATAATGATATAAAGATTGCTTTAAAGGAATATTTAAGGTCACAATCTGATTTTACGGATTATGATTTTGAAGGTTCTGTGTGGAGTACATTACTTGATGTGTTGGCGTATAATACGTATTATACAGCATTTAATACAAATTTAGTTGTTAACGAGTTATTTTTAGATTCCGCAACATTAAGAGATAATGTTGTTGGAATTGCCAAGCAATTAGGATATACTCCGAAGTCTGTTACTTCACCTGTTGCTTATATTAGTTTTGATGTTAATTTTAGTAGTAGCGCACCAGATGTAGCGATTTTAAGAACTGGTTCTGCATTTACTACAATATTTGATTCGGAATTATATCAATATACTACATTAGATGATATATCAGCACCTGTAGAAAATGGTACTGCTAGTTTTATTGATGTACCTATCTATGAAGGATCATTAGTTAAGAATTCGTATACAGTTAATACTGCTCTGAAGTCGCAACGTTTTATTATTCAGAATCAAGGTGTTGATACTAGTAGCCTTAGAGTAAAAGTATATCCTTCGCAAAATTCATCTGCTTTTGAAATTTATGAGAGAGCAGAGAATATCCTAGATGTTAATTCCACAACAAAATCATATTTCTTAAATGAGATTGAAGATGAGAACTATGAATTGTTCTTTGGTGATGGAGTTTTAGGTAAAAAACTAGAAACTGGTCAGTTTATTGAAGTTTCTTATCTAGTTACCAATGGTCCCGCTACAAATGGTGCTAGAACTTTTGTATTTAATGGTATTGTTGATGATAAGGACAATGCTGTATATCCTTTAACTGTATCAGTTAATTCAGTAACTCCTGCTTCGGGCGGAGAGGACATCGAGAGCATCAATAAAATTAAATACAATGCTCCTAGGTATTTTGGCACACAGGACCGTGCGGTGACCTCACAGGACTATGCAGCGATCGTTAGGAACGTTTATCCAGCGGTTGCTGATATTATTACCTTTGGAGGAGAGTTAGCAAGTCCTCCTGAATATGGCAAGGTGAAGATTGTAATCAAGCCTTCAAATGCAAATTTACTTTCTTCATTTACTAAACAAGATATTATACAAAAATTAAGACCATACATGGTTGGGTCTGTTACTGCTGATATTATAGATCCATCAATTTTATTTGTTGAATTGACAAGCAAGATCTATTTTGATAAAACCAAAACTAATTTACCACCAGCAGAAATTGTAAAGAAAGTAAGAAATGTTGTTCAAGAATATATTGATCAATCAGACACAGAAAAGTTTAATGGTAAGTTTAGATATAGTAAGTTTGTTGGTGTTATTGATGATGCAGATAGATCAATTAATTCTAATCAAACTACAGTAGTAATGAGGAAGGATTTCTATCCTGCAATCAATTCTACCTTCTTTTATGAGGTTTGTTTCCAAAATACTTTCGACAAAGATTGCGAGGGACCAACACTTCATTCGACTGGGTTTGTAATTAGTGAATTTCCTCAGTATACCTCGTATCTTGAAGATAGGAATGGCAAAATCGTCCTATATAGAATAGATGATTTAACTGGACTAAAAATAGTTCTAAATGACTCCGCTGGAGACATTAATTATGAAAAAGGTGAGGTTATGTTATATGATTTAACTATCATTCGTGGTTCTTTTGAAGATAACCGCATTGAATTAAGAGTAAAACCTTTAAGCAATGATATTAATGCTGTAAGAGAGGTTTTCTTAGACGTTGATATGTCCACAAGTAAGTTCACTGCTTATCCCGAGTAGATTAAATGGCTGCAAAGACAAGAAATATCTCTACCTTAATTGAATCTCAACTACCTGGGTTTATAGTTTCTGAATACGAGAACTTTTCCAAGTTTGTAGAGAAGTACTACGAACAATTAGAAATTCAAGGACAACCACTTGATATCATTTCAAATGTTACGAAATATCGTGACATCAATTTTTATGAGAAGAATTTATTAAATCAGTTCACTGAATTATCAGCAAGTATTAATGAAACTGATGATGTAATCACAGTAGAAGATGCTACATCATTTCCAGAACAGAACGGATATATTAAAATAGGCAATGAACTGTGTTTCTATAAGGAAAGGACCGATACACAGTTTCTAGAGGTTTCTAGAGGGGTTAGTGGTAACACTACGCTTGGAGATCTATACGAGAGTAGTAAGTTTGTAACTACTCAGGCAGAGCCACACTATGCTAATGATGTAGTATATAATGTAAGTAATCTATTTTTATATGCTTTTGTAAAAAGCTTTGAGTCGCAGTATCTTGGTGGATTTCCAGAAGCATATCTCAAAGGTGATGTAGATAAGCGTGTTCTTATTAAAAACATCAGTGATTTTTACAAATCAAAAGGAACTGATAGATCTATTAAGTTTATTTTTAATTCTATTGTTTCCAAGAGTGCAGATGATACTCCAGAAACATACAATCCAAAAGATTTTACACTAAAGGCTTCAACATCTGATTGGATTAGTAATTATTCAATTAAAGCAAAAGTTTTAACTGGGGATGTAAATAAATTAGTTGGGACTAAAATTGTTCAAAAAACAGAAACATCATATGCATCGGCTGTTGTTGACGCAGTAAACTATGGAGGTTCCGATGGGATTTTTGAAATTATTTTGTCCCCAAGTTCAATTAACGGAAATTTTAAAATTGCGGCGCAAACAACGTTGCGTACTGATATTTCTGTAAATGATACTACTGGTGATAGAATTGATGTTTATTCTACGTTGGGGTGGGAACAGAAAGGAGAATTAATTATAAACTCCGAGCGTATTACATTTATTGAAAAAAATGTAAATCAATTTATAATTTCCAATAGATCAAATCCAAATACAACTCATGTTGCAGGAACTCCTGTTTATAGTAATGATGTAATTACTGCAGTTTACGATGGCGGTTCGGTAACACTGCTTGGATTAGGAGTTTTATATAATTTAAATGTTATTAATGGAAAACCATATTCAAACTATGGTGATAAAGTACAAATTTCGCAATCTGGTTTTGAAAGCAATCATCCAATAATTGAAGGCGCAAATTGGTTTTTAAATACTAATTTTAGAAAGGCATTTTCTTCGTTAAATCAACAAATTTCTGCTGCGATTGGGGATTTAAATTCTGACGTTTCTGCAATTTATGAAGATGATCAATATTTTTATATTTGTTCATCTGGTTATCCTCATCATGGAATATTAAAAGAATCATCTCCTACAAATCTAGAAGATCAAAAATTTTTAAGATTAGTTAGAAAAAATCCTATTACCACAACCGAAGTTTATCCTGTATCAAATAGAGATATTGGTATTTTAACAGATGGATCGGTAGCATATAGTAATAAAGATTTTGAAACCGTAAAGTTTGGTCAAATAACAAAAATTACTTTAGAGAATAAAGGAGTTGGTTATCAAGCACCTCCATTTGTCTTAATAAACAATGAGCCAAATAAAGCTAGATGTTTTCTTGCGGGAGAAGTTTTAGATAGTATTGAGATTTTATTCGATGATATTTACGAAGAAGATCCAACTATAACTATTACATCTGGTAGAAATGCAAAATTAAGACCAATTGTAACTAATGGTGAAATTACAAGCATTGTAGTTGAAAATGAAGGAGAATATTATTCTTCTGCTCCACTAATTAGAATTTTTGATGCCTTAGGTAAAGGAGCATTTGCCGAGTATGAAGCAATTGTTTCTCCAGAAGGAAAACTCGTAAGATGTCAGAAAATAAATGGAGGTCGTTTTTATAATAGAAATAGTTTAATTGTAGAGGTTATTCCAGCAGGTTCTGGTGCATTTGCATCTGCTACAATTAGAGAATGGACAAAAGATAGATTCAAAAAATACAGATTAGAGTTAGATTCAAACAATTCATATGTGTTTCCAAATTTCAATCTAAAAATTGGGTTGGGTTATGGTATTGTCGCAAACCCAGCAAATTTAAGATTTAGATCTGCTGATAATATCAATAATGTTCTTGGAGAAAATCCTGGAACAAAACAACATTCTCCAATTTTGGGATTTGCTTATGATGGTAATCCAATATATGGTCCATATGGATTTTCGGATCCAGGCAATCCAAATTCCACTGTTGTTAGAATGAATAGTGGATATCAATTAAACAATTCTAGAGTAAATGGTCCTTCTATCTTACAATATGAATTAGGAACTTTTGTTGACGATTATGCTTGGGTTCCTTCTGTTAATAGTGGTAAAACTGAATTAGATGAAAATAATGGAAGATTTTGTGTAACTCCAGAATATCCAACAGGAACTTATGCTTATTTTGTGACTATTGATTCTTCTGGAACACCAGTGTTTCCATATATTTTAGGCAAGAATTTTTATTCTTTACCAGTAGATTCAAACTATAATTCAAATATATCCCAAGATGATCTCCCAAAAAATTTAAAAAGATTAAGAACTAGTGATATTGATAACAATGGAGTAAATTCATTTGCTCTTATCGGAGATGTTACTAATGGAAATGTTTCTGGAGCTTACGCAGATTCTTCAACAGAAACATTTTCCATCGGTTCTGAATTATTTGTAGATAACTTAAATACAGAGGGATCTGGAGCAAAAGCTTTTGTATCATCAGTTAATGGAAAAAATACTGTATCTTTAGAATCTGTTCAAGATAAAGGTATTGTAATTGATCTAATTGAGAGTGCTTATCTATTTGCAGGAGACATTTTATTCCAAGGCGACGGAGTTTTACTAAATCAAATTATTGTAGATAATTTGGAGATTAATGATTTCCAATTTTCAGAATCTCCTAATGTAAAAGTAGTCAATAATCTTTCTGTTGGTCCAGATGGTTCATTTAGAGTTATTCCAGATTTATCAGATGAATTAACTCAAGGAGAAATTATTGGAGATGTTATCAATGATAGTCGTGTTGTACTGAGGTCAGTACAAAATACTTTTGATCCTTCATTACCTGTATTTGCAACTATTAAGGTATTAAATTTATTATTGGACAAAAATGGAACTTACACCAAGGATTCTATTATATCTTTTATTAGAGAGCGTGATGGAGTTATTTTC